TTAACTAGTTTTTTAAGTTCCTGGAAATGGGATATGTCTACTTTGACTTGGTTGAAAAGGGATTTTATGGTTTTTCCTTTCTTACCACATACCCAACATTGCCATGGATTGTTTCCCTGTTTATTTTCGGTAAAGTTTACCTCTAGTTTTGGTTTTTGATGATGGCAAAATGGGCAGCTATAAGCTTGATTTCCACGAGCGGTACGTTTTCCAGCACCCAATACATTATTTACTAGATTAACTAAAAGTTCATTTACCATATAATGGAAGATAATAACCTATTTTTGCAAAGCAAAGTCTTTTGAATAAAACTTACCTAAAATGTTTGTATTCAACCATTCTTCACTTTCTAAAACACCATATACAAATTGATATTTACACTCATAATATGTTAATAGTTTTTTATTTGGAACAAGCTGGATGATTTCTCTAGTGAATTCTTCTTGTTTGTCTTCTTTGATTTTTTGTTTTATAAATTCCTCAGAACCATAGTATTTTTTCCAATCAGATTCTTTTTGAACAATGGTAGTGGTAGGTTTTCTTCCGGGACCAGTTTGTTCTGCTAACTCTTTTTTAGTGAGTTTCTTTTTTACGTTGTGGAAAAGTGATTTTTTACCTAAATATTTTTTGTTTGAGGGGAGGTGATGTGTGATATAAATAAAACCGAATATATTTTCACCTAAATCCTCTATATTTTGTATTTCTTTTCCTTCATGTAACCAATTCATATAATTTATATGTCTAAATTTATTATAATAGAGGTATCTGTTGTTGGAGATACTACAAGTGGTTGTGCCAATTTTGCAACAGCTAATAACTCTTTTTTATTATTATACATTCCCACTGTTGTAACATAGGGTGCAAAGTAAGAACCTGTTGCGTAATCATATAAAACTCCTGAATTTGATGAACCTGAAATTAAGGATGGGTTTTGGGAGAAATTAAATTCATTTTCCCTAATAGTACATTTGTATTGTGATTCATATACTGTTATAGTACTTTCAAAAGAACATGAAATATCTGGGGTTGTTAAAATATCTGTTATAAAATCAGAGTCATCATCTCCATAGCTTGTTGAACCATAAGTTACAAACCCATATCCATCTTCCCCAGGTATACCATCACTTGTTAAAGTGATTATACCGTGTGAATATATTATATCTCCTACTTTTAAAGCCCCAAATAATACATTTCCTTGCCCATCATCTGTTAACACTTTTGTACTGCCTGTTAAAGGAGTAGCAGTAATGTTTAAGGTTCCGGGTTTAATGTATTCTCCATATAAATTAGAAGGTATAGATAAAACACCTACTTTATTACCTGATCCTGTTGGAAAAAATCTATCTGCAGGTAAAGTATTTTGTAAATAATTATAGGCATTTGGTGTATATGGACCACCTGTTATAGTACCATCTTCATTAAAAGAGGCAGTTGTAACAGGAGAACCATCTGATCCTGAAATGAAATTATAGTAGTAAAGTTCTCTGATTGAACGGTAAACTAAATATGAATCTATTGTGACTGTATCTCCTGTTGGGTTAGAGCCAGACACATAAATAGGGGTAGTTGTATTTTCCCCTATATATCGATTAATACCAGAACCAGTTAAAGCAGCAGCACCCTCGTAACTAAACGATTTGTTTAGCTCAAAGGGTGATACAACTATATCCGAGGTTATAAATGGTTTGTAAACGCTCATTCATTTCTAGAAATCAAGTTTAACTCTAACTAATGATTCTTTTGTAAAATCTTTTATTATAGGTCTTGATAATTTTGCAACAGCTAATAATTCATTTGCATCATTATACATCCCCACAGTTGTAATGTATGTTTGTGGATTGTTAATGAAATCATCATATATTACCTCACCTACACTATCTATAAAAGTTGGATTTTCAGTATAGTTAAATTCTGAATTTCGTGCTCTAACAAATATATAATCTGAAGTTATTGTTTCTTGTGAGTTTAATCGGAAACTTGCTCCACCACTAATTGCTGTAAATAGAGTAGTATTATTTTCTCCATTTATTACAGATGTTCTATCAGCATCTACTCCAATAGCTTCATTAAGAGCTAATGGGTTTAATATGATAGTTCCTAGTTCAGGAAATACTAAACCATATGATCCAGAATTAGCTACATACCCATTTCCACTAAATGCTGATCCATTTGAACCTGATACTAATTGATATACACGAGAGGTTCCAACAAATGAATTAACTAAAACATCATTTGAATTATCTGTAAGTTGTACTGTACCACCTGAGCCTGATAGGGTTAAGTTTAAAGATCCAGGAAATAATGATTCTTTATATCTTGCTCTTTCTACAGATAAAACCCAAAAATATGAACCAGTTACAAGGTTTGTATCACTACCAAAAATAAAATTAGCATTTTCATCCTCTAAAATTAATGAACGGTATTGTCCAAACATTGTTCTTGAAGGTGATTTAGTAGGAACAGCAACATTATAAAGTGCACTACCAGATCCTTCAACATCAGCATATACAATATCAAATTGTACAGTTGCTGTAGTTTCTGTAGAGGATGTTTGATATACTGAAAGGTAGAAATTACCTGAAGATCCTGCTTCTTGAATTGAGGATGTGTAAAATTCTGTTAGTGTAGGTGATGCTGTTGACCACAATGTAGAGGTAATAGCATCACTACTTACTACAAAATCTTCGGCGTCGAATCTTTTAAAGCTCATTTAATTTATTTTAGTTTGTTTTTGTTATAGTTAATGGAATAGTAATTCTAGCTCCACTATCTACACCTACAAATGTTAATGTAGTATTGATTGAAGTGTTAGAACCAAATAATGTATTAACTGTTGTTGCTCTTAAGTTAATTTGTGTACCTGTTATAGTTTTAGAAACATTTGTTCCTAAAGTTTCTGTTGAAGCAGCAGCATTTGTTGGATTAGCATTTAAACCTACCCCAGTAAATGTGTTTAACAATCTAACATCAGCAATTGTAGCTGAGTATCCACTTGTTTCAAATGTTTGGGCGTTACCCAAATAGTTAAGTGTTTGTGGTGTAATTGCTAATGAAGCTCCTTGTTTTAAAGTAATTGCAGAGTAACCTAAATCAAGTACAGGTAATTTAGCTGTTCCACGTGGTAAAGTAGCTAACTTGTATTTCATGATTTGTGATTCATCCGGAAATGCTTCAAGTAAAGGCATGTTATCAATTGCCTCTCCATAAAATGCGGAACCAGATGGGTGTGTTGGATTGTATAGAGTATAATCTATCTCGTCATCAGCTAATGCAAATTGCGTAATTCTAAATGAACCATCATTTTTTGCTAATAACTCTCTACCTTTTTTAGTTAAAATAGCATCTATTGTTACTACTTGATTATTTAAATATCCCATGTTTTTCTAATTTGTTATATAATATATGTTATAAATATCGCTAGAGCAAGCCTTTGTTGGTAAGATCGGTAATATAGTCATCTATATTTTCATCTAATTTGTTAGTTATGTATTCAGGTTTTACTAAAAGTGGACCAGGTTGTGATTCAAAAATAGCATCTCTGCTTATAATTATTTCACCAGGATTATCTACATATCGTCTAACTAAGAATTCATCTGTGTTCCAATTTGCAGATCCTGATGTTATGTCTTTATCAATATAAAGAGCTATTATACCTTGTAATTGCCCAGTGTTTGGGTTTAAACCATATATATCATTATTTACTTGAACAACTTGTGTTACTTTAGTTTCATATCCTTCAAATCTTATTTCATCTCCAGGTAAAATTTGAATTGGAGATTTTATATTATTAAAGAAAGAATTGGGAATGTCTGCTTGTTGTACATTAGGATTTTCAAAACTTGATATAAAATCTAAATCATATATTAATAAAGAAGGATAATTTACTCCTAAATATCCAGAAGAAGTAGGATTAAAAAATTCTGTTGTTGAGATTGAAGAATATGGGATAGGATCTTGATCTAATCTAAAATATGCTTTTGAAGTTTGACCTCCTGAAGAAAAAGTAGTAACTACTTCAAACTTTACATCACTTGCTACATTACCAGCAATTCCTTGAACCCTATAAGCTCCATTAGGATCAAGTGTAGCAGGATTTACAGTAACATTTAAAGTTATTGAGGCTTTGCCATTTGATGGTAAAAAACCCCAACTACCATAAGTAGTAGGAGCTGCTTCTCCTAACACATCTCCATTATTAGCATTAAGTAATCTAATAAAGACAGTAGAATCAGTGGTTAAATTAGAATTACGGACATTAACTCTTATTTTAAATGTTAAATCACCACCAAAAGCATTTATATTTGATGGGGAGTCTATTCTATTTGGAGTACTAACATCAGCAGGATTTACTGCAGATCCAGTATATATTACATCACTAAAAATATTAAGATTACTCCAAGAAGTTGTGCCTGGTTGGGATACATTAATATCATCACTTAAAAATATTCTAAAATCATTAATAACTCCACTATTAAGTAATGTATTATTTAAATCAATAGTACTTTCAAATACCATAGGATTTGTAGTTGGATTTTCTTGATAGTGGGATTTTTGATTATATAATATAGGTTCAATAGTTGTTCCTCCTCTATCTACTATTCTTGAAACATTAGTAAAGGCAGAAGGGTTTGAAGTTTCATAGGAAGTTAAAATAATATTTTCTCCACTCCTAAAAGTATTCCGAACATCATCTAAAGCAGTACTTGAGGCATTTGGGGTAAGTGCTTTTCCAGTTTGATCAATTAAATATTTAATTTTAACTTTAGAACGATCCATTTTTTCTGGGGCCCAACCTGATGTGAAAGAAGCATAGGATACTATTGTATTTTTAGACTCTACAGAAGGAGTTTTACCAAAATTTCCTTCATTAGGAATAACTCCCGGAGTTGGAGGAGGATTTTCAATCCATTTATTTATAATTTGAGATGTATTTTTTGATCCATTATACCTAGCATTTGTCCATCCTTTTGAAGTATAATTTGAATCTTGTACCTGTGCTTTTAAAGCACTTCCACTTATAATAGCATCAAAATTAGAAGGTACTAATAATCCTGATGTGTAATCAACATCATACCATTGGAAACTTGTTTGATTTTCAGATACATCATTTAATAAAGCATTTTCATCACTATTATAAAAATTAGGTGTAGTAATATATGGTTGTAGTATAGCTAATGAACAACTAGAATTTAAAGGTGCAGTATAGAATGAATCTAATATAAATTGGTTACGATTTTGTGTAGTTGATATGCTAGCACTTACTACATTAACTGAAACCCCGGTATCTGTTTTAGTTAATTCAAAATAATATTGATCTCCTTGAACAGGGTAAATAATAGAATTTAATAATGTAGTAACACTACCTCCAGCATTATATGTTGCTTGGGTTAAAGTGGTTGTAGCTCCTCCTCTATTTCTAATAAATCTTATAAATCGTGAAGTAGGATCATTTCCAAAAGTTGAAATTGATGCTGAAACTTGGATTGGGGTATTAGGAGTATTTTCAAATGTTATAATACCTGAAGAAGTATTAAAATATGGGGTTCCATAATGAGGTAAATTAGTTCCTGGTAAGGTTGAATTCCAATTTATGATTGTTTTAGGAGAGAAATTTCCTACATTATATGATGCTGTTACAGAAGAAGAAATAGCATAATCAAAAAGTTGTTGATCCTTATTTGGGCCAGTAATACCTCCAATTTGATTAGTTATAATCCAAGGAAAATATGATGTTTCATATAAATAATAATCTGAGTATTCATTAATTCCATTTATGTCATATGTTATTGTTTGGGGTGTTGCAAGCGGATCTAAAGGATCAAATATTGGAATTCGAATTACCAATTGCGTTAATTGGCCTAAAGGTAAAGTACTGTCTATATTAGAACAATCTTGTTTAGAAATTTTTATATGGGTAACAGTATATACGTTAACTATAGCATTGTTAAAAAAGGTTGGTTTTGAACCAGGAATATTACAAAGAAATAAAATTTCTCCAGATTGAGGTGAGGTATTTGGACTTAAAAAGTTAGATAAAAATGTACTTTGTTCACCACTTCCTGTTGCAAAATAATAGACATGCTTATAATTAAGAGCAACATTTTCTAATGGATAAGGTGTATTTAAATTTTGAGTTGTAACTAGAATAACAGATCCACTAAATTCACCGTTATAAAACTCATCTTGACTATCATGCAACACAGTTACCGAACCCGATAGAGTTGGGTAAGTTTCGTTCCAACTTTGTGTTACATTAAATATGTTGTTTGGACCATTTCCTTCTGAACCTGAAGGGGAAGTAGTAGTGGAGTTAAATTTATTGAATGTACCTGCTGAGGATCCTACAGGATTATAAACTCTACCATCCTCAAAATCATTCCATTGTGGTTTTACAGTACCTGAAACTTCTATGTTTTTGAATGTTAATGGTTCATTCCATATAATAGAGCCACTTTTTCCGTATTTGGCTATTGTATTGTCTGTGGTTGCGGTAGGTGCTTTATAGCGGTTTCTTTCAAGTATATGTTGTTTTATTACAATACCAGAAGCTAAACTAGTACGGGCAGGTATAAAATCTTTGATCATTTTAAACAATGAGTTGTCAAAGAATTTTATTAACCTAATATAATCTACCGCATCATAATTTTTAGTATACTTTTTAAAGTAGTCATCTCTTAAAGTATCTAAATCAGGATATGAATTGAGGGAGGATGATCTGAATGAAGGATCACCTATATATTCTCCAATATTAAAAAATCCTATTTGAGAATTGATATCATCATTTATCTCGTTTTGTGGAGAAAAAGCAACCTCTAAATAGTTTATATTTTCAGTGTATGAGGAAGATATAGAGGAAGGTTGTGCTATTCTTCTTAAAGCAGATAATGTATCTCCTTCAGGTAATACATTATTTTCAAAACGTACTTTATCACTTACTCTAGCTTTAATACCACTATTTGGTTGATCTAAAAAGTAATATTCTGTGTTTCTTGAGTAGGTTGGTGTAGAACCAAATACATAATCACTATCCCCAACAAATGAGGAAGTAATAGCCCAAGATCCTGTTACTTTTGGATGAATTGAGGATGATACTAAAGATAATTCACTACCTAAAGCAGCTCTAAATGCTAATTCATTAGGTGCACTGTTAATAGAATTTCCCTCAATTGATAAAGGATTCATTACATAGTCCTTAAACACATCACCTGTTATAACACTTGTATAATATCTTAATTCTTGATATGAACCTGAAAATATTTGATAAGTAGTACCTCCTGGAGTTATTGTAGTTGGTGCACTAAATGAGGAAGTAATACCCGAATCCCAATTTGTGGTTACTGCTGTATGAGATGATGTTTCATAGAATCCAATTGAGGTTCCATCATTTCCATTATATATTTTATCTCCAGCATGTAAAGTATATGTACCACTATTATTGGTAACCATTATACTCCACCATTCTCCATTAAAAAATGGTAAATATATGCTAGAAGAATTTGTAAATCCGTCTGCTGTGAATTTTAAAGTAGCATATTGATAGTATGGATCTATAATAGAACCACTATAAGAACCACTGGCTAAAGCAGATCCTGTATATTCTAGTACTAAAGCAACATTTGAACCATCATCTAAAGACCATACAGATTGTGAATAATTTGTAGGTACTGGTGTTTCTGCTTGAAATCTTAATTGTACAGTGGAAGGACGATCATCTGTAGCATTCCAATCTGTATTAAGTGTCCAATCAGTTGTAATATAGTTTGTACCTTCAGTATCAAACTTTTTATTATATTTGTGAAAATAATAATCCCAATCGTTTACATTAACTTTATCTTTTCCTCCAAATTCACTTATTCTCAATATTGTATCAGGAATACCATAGGAGGTAATCAAAGCGCGTAAACCAGGTAAAGTACCTTTTGTTTTAAGTAGGTATGGTAAGTTATGGTAAATGCGTTTATATAACGATTTATTCACATCATCTAACGGAATATAATCGTTTGAGGCCGATATTAAAGTATCAACATACTCATATCCTGTTGGGGTAGGTAAAGATCCTGTTATGAATGGGAATGGGAATAAAGCTCCACCATCTGTTGAACCTAAAAACGCTGTGTATAAATCTTGTTTAGAGAAATTATTTTGATATATTTTAATTCCAAAATCTCGAATTGCATCAGCAACTAAATCTTTTGATATACCAAAATCTAAACGGTTATCGTTATTGTATTTTTCAGTTACATCTTTTGTATAAACCCAAACATTATCGTAATGTTGACCCAACATATTAACAAAAAGTTCATATGGAGCATTTTCAGGATCCTCTTTTAAGTATTCTGGTATTGCAAATACTAGGTTATCTTTATTATCCTCATCAAATATAGAGGCGGTATAAATTCTACCTCCAAAATATGGATTACTTTCATTTAAACTACCAAACCAGTCTAATACAGCGGTACTACCTGTTGTAGCTAATAGGTAAGGAGGTTCGGAAGTTGTTTTAGGCCATGCAAATGATCCACTAGTGTAATATAGAAAATATTCATATTTGTCAAAATTCTTAATTACATTATTTATTTGACTCTCAAATGTTGCTATACTACCAACTACAGCACTTGAACCAGAAGTTGGACCAGATATTCCTGATTGGATTTGAGCAATAGAGGATGAATAATCTTCAATTAAACTTACTTTATAGTAGAAATTTTCTAAACGTGTTTTAGCAGAACTAAAGTGTACAAAGTTTTCAAAATCTGTATAATCAACGTTTATGTTTATATCTTTTTCGGATAATAAACTATCTAATTGATTATTTGAGGATGATATGTTTGAGGAAATTAAATCATTATATGATAACTCATCTGTGGAGTTATTGATTTGATCTTTTAAATCAATATTAAAGTTAGGGCCCTGTATAGGAGATGAATCTTGAAATTCTATTACCTCTTCCTCAAAAACTATATTGTATGCTAGTGGATTTTCAATTAAAGTTACAACCCATAACTCACTTTTTATATCAAATTCAGTGGGTAATGGTTCGTATAACTTAATTAAAATAGTAGGATCTGAGGGATCTGTATTATCTAGCTGGATGTTATTTGCTAGGATTAATTGGTTTTGTCCGAAATTTAAGTAAAAATCAATAAAATAATTACTATCATTTCTTTGTTGAACAAATGCAGTGGTATCACTTACAATTGTACCATTTGAAATTGTATTACTATCTAAACGTAACTCTGTTCTATCAGAAGATATTTCAGTTATGTAAAGATAATCTGTTGGAGTACCTACTTTTTTATTTAAAAAGCTATAATATGTGTTATATTCCCCTTGATTTAAACCCTGTGTTACTAAATCAGCTTCAGGATCTATTATAATTTGGGAAATTTGATTGGTTAAACTAGATTGCCCATCGTTTTGTATAGTGTAAGAATCATAAGCATAATTCTCTACTAATTGTTCTCCATTTAAAGTATAAACAAAATATTCAATATAACTATTTTCCTCTAAAGTAGTATCTATCTCAAAGGAAGGGATCAAATTTAAATCCTTCTCATCATAATCATATGAGGTAAAATCTTGTGCGGATATTTGAGAAACTTCAGCCATTAATTATTT